GTGAAACTGAAAATGTTAAAGCATCACAACCTCTTTTGCTTGTGCGACCTTTATTATTTAGTGTCCAATTTAAAAGATATTGTTTAAATTCATTAGACAAAGGTTGTGTTCCATTTGTCTCAAATGTCAATTCTTTTAATGCTATCATTTTTTCATTACCGAGTAATTCCGGATATTGTTTTTGCCAACCTAATAGAGGCTCACCTCCAGTAATAACTAGGTGTTCGTCTTGCCATTTTTTATACGGGAGTGTATCGACGATTGCTTCCACAACATCTTTAACATCGAGTACAGGGCTAAGATGCTTAAAACGAGGGTCCCAACTAGCATAGGAATCACAGCCAGTGTGTACAAGAGGCAAGTCATTATAATTTTTAAAGCTTTCGGCTTTAATCGAGATAACATTTCGTTCATCGCTTTTTTCGCCTTTTGGCATGCCGAACCCGTCGCAAGTAAAATTGCAACCAAATGTTCTTAAGAATACAGAGGGCGCACCCATATAGCGGCCTTCACCCTGAATTGAATAAAATAGTTCTGAAATTTTAAGTTTAGCCATAATGACTCCGTTCAACAATACTCATATTATATAGTGTTTAATCATCTAAGTCAAGTGGATTACTTGAATCGTCCGAAATTATTTTGTTCTTTTTAGGAGTTGAAATTACCCGTTTTTCAATATCAATAGTATCCATTTGCCGTTTTAAGTAATCTAAGAACTGATTACCAAATTCGCCGTTGTCATGTTCTTGAAGAATTAATGAATCAATATCCATATTCTCAATCAATTTATACTTAGTAGCTTGTTGCTTCTTTTCTTTTTGAATGCGTCTAATAAAAGCAAAGTATATAATTTGAGTATAATATGCGAAAGGATTTGATCCTTTGGATGGGTCAAATTTGGCAACAGCAGTTAGACAATTTTCAATTCCATCCGAAATCATATCATCTTTAAATGTATAATTAATGAAATTAGATTTATAAGATAAATGTGTTGCAATTTTAATAAAGCATTCACCTATGTAGTTAGATACAATAGGTGGTTCTTTTCCTTCGGCCGCCGCATCAACTACACTTTGTCTATATTCAATAAGAGCTTGTAAAAACTTTTTATTGTCTACATAGTGAGACGAAGTAGGAATTTTTACTTCCTTAACTACTTCAGCTATTTCAGTGGAGAGTTCTTCCACGTCTTTTAGGGGGTTCTTTGTTTTCATTATGCTCTTCTTCAAGTGTGTTTATAAATTTATCTACAATTTCTTGGATTTGTTCTTTTTCCAAATCCTTTTCCTCAACCTCAGAAATTTCAGGATCTGCCCTGGAATCTATGAATTTTATATAATTATCTTTTAATGTTTCTTTTGTATCAACAGCAACTATAATATGATCTGTTGATATCTCAAAACTTTCTGTGTTTCCTAATGCTACCCAGGGGGATAAAATATATGATTCTACAATCATATCGCCCCTTGGCATTCTAATCTGATTTAATACTACAGGATCTGTAATTGATATGTTACGCCCTTTGAGGTCTTTACATTCATCGAATGTTTTACATATTATATCTTCACCACTTGTTAATTTTAAAATTTTAACATTCGGATCGTTCATTGAATAGGTATCCTTAGTAGTTTGTAATCAAAGTGCTCATCATTATAAATTTTAATTCTTTCAATCATGTGTAACAACGTATAATTCTTTTTAGACTTCCATGTTAAATCATCACCTATATCATATAGATTGCAACTATCTTTTGTTTCACTTGTTCTCAATCCGCGACCAATAGATTGCAAATTTCGAACACGGGATTTTGAGGGAGATGCAAAAATAATATTATGTAGGTTTTTAATATTTATACCCGTAGAAAAAGTTCCGTATGAAGCCACTATTATAGCATCCTTTTCGGTTTCTGTCAATCGACGAATTTCCTCACGTTGTTCTGTATCAGTTCCACCATAAACAAAAAACACCTTTCGGTTTTCTGCTTTGGATTGAATCATCTCATGTAACATTTTGCCATGTTTTTCAACATATTGAAATAACACTAAACTATTGCCGGTTTGTTTGATTGCAAGATTTCGGATAAATTTATTACGAGGTTCGTATCCAACAATAAAGTCCATTTCTTCTTGGTATGTTTTTCCTTTAAGTGCTTTTTTCACTTCATCCGGATAATCCAAAACAAGATTATAAATTTGCAGATCAGCAAGCGTTTTACTTGTGATTAATTTTTTAGTTGTTGTAACTTTATAAACGGGACCAAACATTCCTTCAAGAACTAGCTTGTGCGTTTGAGTGCCATCTAATGTGCCAGTAGTTCCAATTCTATAAGGAGTATCCGGCATTTTATTTAAAATACCTGTTAAAGATTTAGCTTTAAATAAATGCGCTTCATCTCCATACACTGCTTTAAAATCTGCAAAGAATTGTTTAGGCAATTTGTAAATAGATTGCCAAGTACTAATAATTACATCATACTCATTAGACTTTTCGTGACCGCCATAAATGCGATGACAATGCTCAGAAGTTTTCCAATTATTAATACTAGAATAATCTTGGAAATCGGAATACATCTGTTCAACAAGTGATGTAGTAGGAACAAGAATTAATTGCCTTCTTCCTCTTAGCTCATGCCAGCGAATTAAACAGTAAATAATATAAGATTTACCTGAACCGGTAGGAGACAACAATAAACGTCTGCCATCATTAATAGCTTTATGTATTGCTTCAATCTGATAATCTCTAATTTCTAGAGGTGTACCTTTAGATGCAATATTTAAACTTTTAACAAATTCTGTTACTTCATCCAACGTGCAACCATCTGCAGTTTTTTCATACTGCGAATCATCAAATATGTAATCGCGTTCTTTTGCAAATTGTTCTAAATAGTCTTTTAGACCAATATAAAGCTCTTTGGTAAACATAGAAAAAAGGCGAACGCGTCCATCCCACATACGAGATTTATACAGAGGATGAAACTTCGCTCCTGGAACTTCAAATGAAAAATGGTCATTTAGTTCTTGTGCAATTGAAGGTTCAGTATCAACTTGCAGATACACTTCATTCTTTTTTCTTACGCTTATTTTGTCAGACATTACATCATACCGTTTGTGAACTTAGACCATTCAATACTATTCTTGATATCCCATGTTCTACTGTTTAAGGATCTTATAATTTGTTCTAATTGATACATAACAGTTTTAAAGTATTCTACTTTGTCTTGTAGTAAAATTAAATCTGCATCAACCTGCAAAAATTCGTCCATCTCATTTTTCAATGGTTTGTTACCTTGCCATTGAGTCCAACCTTCATCTGATAATTCAAGCTGGGTCATTTCTCCCCTGTAATACTTGTATTTCTTTCTACGAAGGTTGAGATATTCAGATTCTGCTTTGCGTAGGTTAAGCCGAGTAGATGTTAAAAAATTCAAATACTTAGAATGTAATAAAGGTGTGCGAGCAGATTCATGTCCAAGATTAGTCTCATTAATCTTACAATCATCTGCCCACATTTCCTGCAGGTCAGATAATTTCATTACTGAGGGCTAATCTGAATAATCTGAGCAGGGTTGCCCTGGAAATTAAATGAACCGTAGTGATTCAATGAGATTGTTGGATCAAGCCAAATGTCGCCACCGATATCTTGCCAACGTCTGCTGAATGTATAATCTTCTGACAAGTAACGTTTGTCTTTGGGATCAATCATTGTGTCGAAGAATGCATAGAAGAAGTCTTGCAAATCTGGCGGAGTATTCAAATCATTGTTATACTTTAACTCTGGATATGCAGCAATCATCTTGTCAATTGCTTCACGCTTAATCATCATAAAGCCTGTAGCTCCGTCGTGCAATTTAATTACACCATTTTCAATAGCAATTTGTTTTGACTCACGATTAACAAACTTAAAGTTAATCGCATAGTCGGAACCAGCGGCAGCAATATCTCTATCAGAAATATCTTGACCGGGTTTAGAATTAATGCTATCTTTAATACGTTGCCAGTTGACGCCCTTTTTAGGATATGCGCCTACACAAACTTCTTTGTTGTGAGCAATTAATTTAAGTACATCTTCAACTTGAAACTCAATATCAGCATCAATAAACAACAAACGAGTGTAATTGCTTTGAAGAAAATATGCAACCAACACATTGCGAGCACGAGTAACTAAAGACTCATTTGCAATAGTACCAAACGCCAATGGGATTTGATGTTGATTGAAGAATGTCAATGTGCGAACCATTGAACGGAAATATGCCTCTGTAAGCATACCACCATAACAAGGAGTTGCCACAAAGATTCTTTCTTTACGCAAATCATCAATATTGATTTGCAATTGACCTGGTTGTGCGGCAGGGGGTGCCGCAGGGGGTGCCGCAGCTGCGACTGGGGGTTTGTTAAACTTAGGAACCGGAATTTTTGGAATGTTCTTCAGTCCAGGTTTATTGTTGTTAGCCATAAAATCTCCATATTAATTAAAGTTGCTCCACTTCAAATAGCGTATATTTAAAAGAGGCAATTGCGGTAAAATATTCCACACCGGCAGATGCAATATCAAAATCCAATCCTTCTAATGAGATTGGGAATATATCCTTATATATTATATTTACTTTAGGCGTATTTGTCGAGTCTAAAATCGTTAAAGTTGCATCCGAGTATGCCAAAACTTCAGATTCGCCTCGTTGATTCACTTTAAACGGGAATCTACTAGGTCTATTCTTTATTAACGCGTCAAACTGTGTATAATCTTTAGGAAAACCTAAAGCCACTAACCAATTGTATAATTCTAAATAATTGGACATATCTTCCGATATCAAAAATCTAATTGTAAACGAACCGAAGTCTAGTTTATCACCGATACGTGGAATGTCAGTAAACGGAGTAGGCTGTACTGCAAACCCTAATGCAAGCTGAGGCAAATTAGCTGATTGGCAAGTAAAAGACACATTGGGAATATCCTTAACAGAAAAGCGGAAAGCATTCGGTCTTAGATAATCATATGTCGTGGGTAATGAATTTGCATAATTTTGCTTTGCTACATTTACATTTGCAGTATACATTTCTTTCCTCCGTTATTATATTTATAAGGCAAAAAAGGGGAGCCTAAGCCCCCCTTTAGAAGTACCGATCTTTGTCGGCTTACTCGATAATATCGAATTACATCAAGTTCAACACTTGTGTACGACGATAATATTGGTTACGATTTGCTGTGAATGATGCTGCATCTGCATCTGATACGCCATCGGCAGATGTAACGTATGGGTTAGCAATTAAACCATAACGTGTCTTGAAGCCAATCTTTGGCTGGAAGCTGTTAGGATCAACTGCGCGAACCATTTGTAAAGGAACATATGGGCAGTAGAACATACCTGCGTCATAAGGAGAAGAACCCTTATAACCGACCATGTAGAACTGGCTTGCTGAACCTAGGTTGCTGGAATACGGATCAATATAAACACGATAGCGTCCGTTTAGAACACCAGCGAATGTATTGCCTGTATCGTCAACATTTAGACCTGTGCTCAAAGCTGGAGCGTAGTCTAGAACACCTGACATAGCTAATGCACTTGCAACGTCTGCAGAGCAAACGATGAAGTTACCTTTACCACGACGTGTGTCTTGTGCAATGTGGTTAGCATCGCGTTCAATGTTGAACAATAGACCTTTGAAACGCTCAACAGACCAACGTCCATTAGAGTCAACGTCTAAGTCAAATGTACCAGCAGATGCTGTTGCAGGTGAACCTGGTTTAGCAACTTTGTAAATTGTACGAATAACTTCGCGATTAATTTCAAACATGAATTCTTGTGACAAGATGTTTGATAATTCTGCTTCAGCGTCAAGACCGTGAATAGCTTTCAAGTCTTGTGCCAATTCAACAGTGTACTCAGCCTTCAAAGCACGTGATTTCGCAGTAACTGTTGTCTTATCAATGGAGAAAGACATTTCGTTGAATGCTTGACCACCAGTAGTGCCCATAGCTTCAGCAGTTGCTGTAGCAACGCCGGCACCTGTTGTGTAAGCGCCGCTAACAGGATTTGATCCTGCGTGAGTACCTGCAGTTCCGGAGAATGCGGTGTTAGCTTCATTGTACAATGCTTCAACGCGAGTTGAAGTATTGTTACGCTCTGTACCATATGTAGAACGCATTGCAAAGATCAAACCGGTTGGACCTGTCATTGGCTGAACGCCGCAGATGTCATAAGCCATTAGGTTAGGCATTGCACGACGTACTAAACCGATCATGATCGGATCATACTTGTCGATACCACTTGTTGCGTTAATATTGTTTGCAGGAGCTGCCTCAAACATTGCGCTACGCTCTTCACGTAGTGAACGCTCTTGGTTCTCTAACAATACAGATGTAACTGCACGCTTGTAGGAATCCTTGATCGCTGGAAGATCAGGGTGCTCTAAAATGGCTTGCCATTTTTGTTGTAAGTTTTCAGATAAAAACATTTATTTTCTCCTTGATGGATAACGTATTAATTACGCTCTTTTGATTGATCTTGAAAGCGCTTGCGCGTATGCGTTGACTACAGTGTCACCCGTATAATCAGGTGTACTGCCATTGTCTTCAATTAAAGTTTGTTGAACTTGTGAAGTCTGTTTAGATTCAGTTAATTGCTTCTTAGGGAAATAATTTTCCTTAATAACAGAAACTTTCTCTCTATATAGATCTTCATTCTCAAAATCAACACCCTCTAAAAGCTTACCTAATTTAGCTGCTTCTGTATCAGCTAGATCTTTGGACAGTTCTTCGACAACTGCAATTCGCTTTAAAGAAGTGACTTCTTTGTTAAGGTCTACATTGTGACCAATAGCTTCGTCTAGTTTTGCTTCTAGTTCTTCTGCCTTGGCTTGTAGTTCACCGATTACATCATATTTTTCTTCGGGTACTTCAATGTAGTGTTCCTTGAATAATACCTTTAGTCCTGCCATGAAGTCTTCAGCAATCTCTGTGCGAAGACCATTCTCAATGGCTAATTCGTTATCTTTAATGTAGTTTTCAACCACATAGTTTAGATACGAGTCAATTTTCTCAACAATACCTTCTTTGTAGTCAGCTACATCAGCTGCATACTTTTCTTCGAGAGAAGAAGTTACTTTGTCCATTTCCGAATTAACGCGAGCAATAACTGCTGCTTCGAAAATAGATGTGGCCTTCTCTTTAAATTCTTCTGAAAGATCATCACCAAAGATTGGTGATAGATCGATTGCGGCAGGGGCTGCTACAATTGTATCTTCATCTTCAGCTACAACGTCTGCATCATCGGCTGTCTCATCTTCTTCGCGCATTCCTGCAGAAGTAGATTGACCGACAACAGAAGTAGGATCTGCCGTAGTAGTGAAATTAGGAGCGGATCCTGGGCCAGACTGTGTTAATGTATTTTTCTTAACATTACCAGAAACTTTGGCACCTTGATTCTCTTCTTTCTCATCACGTACTTCGTAAGAAGCGTCTTGCGAGTCGCCCTGTTTTGGGTTTGTTGCATCGCCGCTATTCGCTGGCTTAATAGTGCTGTCTTTGTTGACGCCGGTTGCGCCCATCATATCAGCCTCTTCAAGACTTGCTTTAGCATCTACGCGCCCTAGCAATTCTTTAATTTTGCTTTCTACTGACATTAGTGTCTCCTAAATGGATTGTTCTTAATTATTTATAAGTTTGGTTATCTAGATAATCTAGATATAAACTCTTCAAACATCTTTAATTTTGTCTCTTCGAGATTAGCTTTAGATGCCTTCTTTAATGTTTGTTGCGCTCGTTCGACGTCAATCGCTTTCCAAACTCCGTTTTCGCAAATCCATTCTGCAGATTCATAAATGCCTTGAACATAGGCATCATGTGCTGACGGATCCGCGACAATATCTACAGTCGCAAGATGAAAATCATCCTGTACTTCATTAACACCCTCTTTATTGAGTTTTAATGATCCTAAACCTCTAGATGAAACTCCCAACATTATTTCGTTTTCAATTAAATTGCGAGC